CGACATAGATTACGGACTGTGGTTTAGCTTTAACGCTTTTCTTTTTTCTCATCTTCATCTTTCCCACCCATTCAATACTTGATGATTTTCCGGTTGTGGGAGATTTACCGTGAATTCCATCTGCCCCCACCACTGGGGATATGGTTGCTCACCGGGTATGTATGTGTCCATGCTCCCGCGCTTAATCTGCCACTTATTTTTGATTGGATTTTCTTCCAGCAATTTCAGCCGTAAGAATTCCAACATGTGGAACATGCTCTGTGCTCCATCTATCATGTCCTCGTCAAAGGTTGTCACGATAATGAGCACGGTCAGCAAGGTTTCCTCTTCCCCGTCCACCACTTCTGCCGGACGGATAACAACGGCAGGGCAAAGTTTTTTCTTTGTCTCACGGGTATTAGCATACGGAAGAAAGCCTGCATATACATTGACAGGGGTATGTTCTTCCTCATCATGCTCGTCATAATCAGCAAACACTTCATCGAGGAAATTCTTTAGACCTTCCACACACTCAAGTGGTGTCATTGCCCCAGCCTCCTTTCAAGTTCATGCATCAGCCTGTTCTCATACATCTCCATCATCCTTGCCTGTACCTCTCCCATAACCTCGACATTTTGGAAAAGCTGTGGTACTGATGGGCCATATAAGCCCTTAAGCGGGCCACGCTCCGGGCCAACACGCGCCACCAATCTGCCATTGTCCGGTCTTTGGAATGACCTGGGCACTGTTTTCCCTTTGCCGCGCTTGATTGCCACGAAAATCCCGTGGGCATTCTTGCGGGCCCGGTATTTCTTCACCGGCTCAAAGGGGCCTTTGATTTCAATGCGTGTCTCCGTACCGCCTATATCCGCTTTGATGTTAGCGCGGTTCTTTATATCCCCGGCTTTGATGGTGTATATCTCCCTTATGCGCTTAGCTGCAAGCGTTCTGCCTGCTGTGGCTGCCCTGCGCTGGGCCGACATGATAGCCGGTATAATCTTTTGCCCTGAGATACTGCCAATGGCTCTTTCTATCGCCCTGGCGCTAATCTCATTCAGTTCAACTTCAAACACAGCCATCACCTCTCGTGCGCATGCAGTTCAATCGACAGCATTCCCATGTCGTCAGCAACACTATTGACAAAGAACGGCGTGCCATCTAGCGAGAATACCTGACCTTCCACCGGCGTTTCCGGCAAGTCTGCTTTACGACAGTGCACCATTACCTCAACACCGGATATGCCATTGTATTCGTCATAATTCTGGCCTGCGATGAAACGCTCTTGAGATGTCGGAGATTGCACAACAGCCTGGCAAACGATTCCGTTTAAGTCATGCTCGTCCGCGAATTCGTCGGCATTGATAAAAACGTCGGTCAGGTCTTTTGCCACCATCTCCTTGAAGGCGCTCATTTTTTGCCGCCCTTTTTGCCGCCCTTCTTGACGCCTGCCGTGGGGTCAACCGGTGGCAAATCTTTCACAGTTTCTTCCCCTGCGTCATCGTCAGCATCATCGTCAGCGTCCACAGGGTCAACCTGCGGTGCCTTCGGTTCTTCCGGCGCAGGTTCTTCCGGTTCTGCTGCAGTCTCCTTCAAGAGCGTAGCAACGCCCAGGCGAACAAAGCGTTCAGCAATCTCTTTGTCCACGTCTGCAGTCTGATTAAGCTTGTAGAGCTTCTTTCCGCATGTAATCATGCCTTTTGTTACTAAAATCTTCATGGCCATCACGCTTTCGTCTTAATGTAAGCCCAATCGTCGGTGAATTCTGGAGCCAGCAAGAACCGGCTGTAAACCGTCAGGCTCATCGTGTTCGATGCCTTGGATGCTACATACTTCGGCACATACAGACCGGAATACGTCTCAAAGCCGTTTTCTGCATCGTCAATGAGATTGACTGCGCCATGGAGCTGACGGCCGCGCCCCGGAATGCCGATGATTACATCATCATCACCGAGGAATGGAACGACCTGGCCTGCATCGTTGGTGTAGGTTTCCATGTATGCATATACTTCCAGATTCAGACTATGAATCACGCCGATACGCATAACCTGCGGTGAAGTGATACGCGGCTGAATGCTCATGAGGGACAGGTTATTGTTATTCGGAATAGCCAGCCACTTCATGATTTCCGTGTTGTTCATAAGATAATCCGCGATGTTTTTACCGCAAATCATCACCGTGGGGACAACGCCAGCGTTTTCCTGGATAGTTTCGGATGCATTCTTGATGTCCGAGTAAATCGTAGCTCCTGCCTGATCCCAATCGACATCCGGCGTGATGCTCTGATTCCAGTCAAAGCTGATGGTAGCCTGCTTTTCGGTTACGCCGTCATCAGCATAGCCTTTGATGGTATAGGAGCCCGTGGTGAGGATTTCTGCCGCCATCTGATTCTTGCGGTTCAGAATCATGGCCTGCAGTTCTTTCAAATCTGCTGCCTGAATCTCAGCCGCCCGCTGAGCTGCCGTTTTGCTCGTGTAGATGTTCTCGCCAAAGCCACGCTGTTCGATGTCAGCTGGGTTTACCGTACGACGCGGTGCGACCATCGGCGGTTCATAGATGTTGATGTTGGAACCTTCACGGCTCACGTTTACGCCATGCACTTCGCCGTCAACAACGAACGGGGCAAGGCGACGACCACCCTTGCGATATTCGACCATGATTTTGCTGGTCACGGCGGGTGTAGGGATGTTCGGGAAAAAGGTGTCTACCAATGTGGTAGCAGGAGCTTTGAAACGCTCCATCGCCTGCATAAGAGATACAGTGTCTTTCATGTTAATGGCCATAATCTTTAGCCTCCTTCTTTACTTCAAGCTGGACAACAGAATGCCCACGCCGCGCAGTTCTTCTTCATGCCCCGTAACCGTATCGCCGGTGCTGGCAATGAGCTTTTCGCGATTGAAAAATCCACGCGTGTAAACCATGCCTACCGCATCTGCTGCGCTGGCATCCACATCTTCTTTGGCAATGTATACAGCCACACCAGCAGGTACAGCGTCCTGTGCTTCGATATTGTGCTCTGCATCTGCTTCCACGGCCGCAATAGCTGCCGGCGTGGCGATAACCTTGCCTGTACCTGCGTCAATGCTCAAAAGAGCGCCGCGCTTGACATTGGTACCACTCTTGAAGGTCACATTCTTAGTCATCATTGCGACCTCGGGGCCGGCGATGAGTTCATCATAGGCTACGCCGGTCATGGTTTCTAAACTAGCCATAATCTTTTACCTCCTTACTTGCCATTAGCAATGTTCACAATCTCATCAATGGCAGCCTGCTTTTCGTCCACAGTAGGTGTGCCAGCCGTTACGCCCTCAGCGCCGGACTGCATGTTGTCCTCGATGATGTTCTTGATAGCCGTCACGGCGTTATCCTGCGGCTCTTCTTTGCGCGCTGCAGCAACAGCGTCAATGTAAGCCTTGATTTCATCAGCTGTCTGTCCGTTTGCTTTAGCCGCGTTGATAATGCCATCAACGACCTTATCGCCGGTCAGCATAGCTTCCAGATTGCTGATACGATTGCGCTCTGCTTTTACGGCATCTTCGATGCTCTGATTGGTTGCTGCCGGTTCCGGCTTGTCACTGATGCCCAGCTTGTCAGCAATCTTCTGCAAAAGTGTTGTGGTTTCCTGATTTTCCATAGTCTTTTTTCCTCCTTTTGGCTTTGTGGTGGTATGATTTGTCGGTGTCTGACGCCGATTCAAAATCTCTTTCACCTTGTCGCCATGTTTGAACTTCGCCAAATCGCACGACACACTATTCATAATCAGCATATTGCCGCTTATGTTGTCTTCGATGGGCGTTTCCTGGTCAATGGCATCTACAAAACCATAATCAAGAGCTTCCTGAGCTGTGAGCCAGGTTTCTGCATCCATCATAGCCTTAATGTCATCTGCCTTCGTCTTGCCGCCCGTGCGCTTCAGGTACACATTCACGATTGTATCTCGCACAGTGTCCAGCGTGTCAGCAGTCTTGCGCATCTCCTCCGCATTGCCCCAAGCAATAGTCAGCGGATTATGTATCATGAACAAGGCATTTGACGGCATGATAACCGTATCGCCTGCACATGTGACGATTGTCGCCGCACTGGCGCTCAATCCGTCAATCTTGACTGTGACTGCCCCAGGATAATCACGAAGTTTGTTATAAATCGCCTGTGCCGCGAATACATCACCGCCTGGGCTGTTAATCCGTAAGGTTAAGGGCTTGCCGCCCAGCGCCGCCAATGCATCCGCAAATTGTTTCGGTGCAGTGTCGTCATTGAACCACTGTTCAGACACGATTTCGCCATAAATCAGGAGCTCGGCGGTTTCCTCCTCGGCTTTGTTCGTCACCTTCCAAAATTTCGTCATCGTTGTCGGTGTCGTTGTCTTTTTGTTGCTCATCCTTTTCACCTCCCTTCTCGCCAGTCGCATCAGGCAGGCCAAGGCTTTCCCGCAAGGCTTTTTCATATGCCGCCTGTTGCAAGTTTTCCTCGTAATCCGAGCCGGTCATTTCTGCCGCCTCGCGCTCACCGGTGCTAAGTCCGGACTGTACGCGAAGGATTGAACCGTTCACGTCTTTCACAGGGTCAAGGATGCTCATTGTCGGCCCGAACCATTCCGCATTACACCATGCTTTTCGTATAGCCGGGTCGTCAAAAAAGCCGGGACAATCAATGCGGCCTAGCGCCACCGCCTCAGCTAACCACACATCATACACTGGCTGGCAGAAATCACGAGCGAACCACACCCGCCTTTGCTTATATTCATCCCAGGCTTGCAGCAGCGCCGCTCGACTGGCTGAATAACTGGAAGTAAAGTGCTTCATCAGCACTTCATAGGGCTGCCCCAGCGCCGCGCCCGTCTGTTTGACCAACTCCTGCACGAATATACCAAAGGTACTCTGTGCATTGCTGGCATCTAATGCTTTGACATCTACGCCTTGCGGCAATGCGTTGAGCGTTCCAGGGCCTAACGCATATTCATTGACGTTTACCACTGGTTCGTTCGGGTCGCCCTGATATGAGCTTGCACCTATCATCGAATTCAGGTCTCCGCCGGCATTCGAACTCGTGAAGAACAGTGCAAAGAACGTCTTGACGATGGCACTTGCCAGCTCTGCCGTAGTATAACGACTCGTCTGCTTCAAGGTTTCGAGCACTGGTGCCAGATATGGCACACCGCGATACTGGTCAGCCCGTGTATCATGGCAAATCTGCAGGATATTCGGCAGGCCCGTATGGTCTCCATAGGCTTTGACGCGCTGCCATTCGGTGACTCCCGTCAAATCCACGCGGTCAAACGGCACCTTGTTTGATACCCAATAGGCGACAATAGCGCCCGTTTTGTCCACTTCCACCCCTGAAATAATGCGGTTCCCTTTGGTAGGAGCGTTCATTTCTATCTGCGATACAGTAGTAAAACCACCGCTCAGCGGATTGCTTACCCGGTTCGCTTCCAAAAGCTGGATGCGTAGAGAGTACGGATTGCTCACGTCCGGCAGTTTGCGCCGGAACACAGCGAACGCATCACCATCCGTCATGTAGGACAGGTATGCGATATGCTGAAGGTCGTAGAAGTTATTGCGACGATATATGTCACAATGCTTCGATGCCGCCCACAGCTCAAATTCAGCCCGTGTCTTCTTAATCCACCGCCGCGCTTCTTCCACGCTTATGCCCAGCTCGCTGAATTTCGGGCGAGGGAACAATGTCAGCCCCGTTCCGACTGCATGTGTCACACTTGTATTCAGCGCCGCTGCGCCGATGGGCGTGTTAATGGCCAAATCTGCCGCACGATTCCGCAGTGTATCAGCATTCCAGTCAATATCCGACTTGGAGGACGATTTGACCGGATTCCAGCTTTTCAGAATGTTGGACTTGTGCGATGCACCGCCCTCTGAATAGCCCGTATTTTTGATTTCAGGGCGTTCCCTGCTCTTGATTTTCCGCTTTTTACGGCTCACATTCTCAACTCCCATCTACGAACACTACCCGTTTGCTCATCCCCAGCCCCACGGGCTGTTCATCATCGATAACCGCGCCGCCCGCTATCAAGCTGTCAATTGCCGCCCGGATACTCGATAAATTCGCCCTGGTCAGCGTTCTGTTGCCAATCGTGTATGACTGACCAGTCAAAACCGCTTTTTCGGCTTCCAGATACAGCTTTAGGCGCTCATTTTGCATTGCACTTGCCATCTTTTCACCACTCTTTCATGTGTCCAAATCGGACACGTTCGCATAAGAAAAGGGCAATGCGTTTTTACACATTGCCCTGGCAGGTTTACCAAATATTTGTTTGCCGTGACGACCGGCGCGAACTGCTTTTTATCCGCATCGGTTCGGCAGTTTTCTTTTCGACAGGCTTTTCTTCCCGTACCTGCGGCTGTCCATTGACCACCTCGTACATTTTCGCCCAGTCTGGGCGAATTGACTGCATACATGCGATGTTATACACCCGCAAATCAAGCGGCTCGTTTCTCACGCCCTGCACTTGCTCCCATGTCGTAGTGATGATGCCGTTCTTCTTGACCTTCTTTTTCTGCTCTGAGATAAGGCCCTTGAAGTAAATCTGGTCATATCCACGGATTTCCATCCCCTTGTCACCGTCCAGTGGGAAATGAAAATACTGTTCGCCCGGTTCCGTGATGGAAAGACGGTTCATGACCTGCTGTTTCCCTTCGTCAACGCCTAGCATTTGCAGCGGTATTGGCATTTTCTTGCCGTGAGTCAGCTTGCCCAGCAGTTTTAGGCCGGGCCCGCCCTGGCCTTTGATTGGCACTCGCCCTTTATTCCAGTTCTTCAGGCAGTAATTATACACGTTGGTCGTGTAGTGACCACCTGAATCGATGAATGTGCGGACAACTTGCAGCCCCGTGCCGTCCGGCAAGTAATATGTGCGGTCAAGGACTGCATCCAGCGCTTTCCACGTCTTTGCTTTGTCCGGCGTGCCGAGGACTTCCCCCTTGCTGATGCCCCAGCACTCCTCAGCCATGCCCCAGCCGCAAATCTCGTATTCAAGACGATTATCTTGCGTATCGACTGCCGCTGTGAGCATCAGGACGCCTTTAGGCAGGTCAGCTCCATACTGTTCCCGCCGTCGTACAAACTGCATTTCATCTTCGAAGGCACCGCGCTGACGGTACGGTTCGCCAAAGCGGGTATTAACGACAACCTGTTCTCGTGTCGGATCACCTTTTGCTTCCAACCATTCCCGCATGATTTCTGCCCATGACAGCCATGGACTGGAAAAGGAATTCACGAAAAAAGACCGGATGCCATTCTGTATAGCTTCAGGATTCATCGCGGTATATTTCTGCGGTGCAGATTTTATCTGCCGTTCGCTGAACGTATGGCCACAGTCCGGGCATACCCACTCTACGCCATTGACGATGACCGTCAAGCGCCCTTGCGTGTCTTTGAATTCCGTATAGTCGGATTTCATGTCAACATAGCGCAGAGTGTGATACTCTCCGCAGTTTGGGCACTCATACTGCCATTCTTCCTGCGTCCCCGCTTGGTATTCCTTCTCGATGCGGCTTGCGCCTTCGTTTGTTGGTGTTGAAAACAGCCCCATCACGCGGTTCCAGAACGTAGTCATACGTTTTGCCGCCAGGTCTACAGGGTCGCCCTCGCCGCCTGCCGAATCCGGAAAGCGGTCAACCTCATCCGCCAGCAATATTCGTACTGGTCGCGATGCAAGACCTGCAGGAGAATTCGCGCCGCACATAATCAGACGACCGCCAGGGAAGATTTTCGACAAAATCGTGTTATTGCCGTCATTCTGCTTGCCCGGTTTCGTGTCCTTGTCTTTGACTGTATAAAACAGGTTGGTCAAAACCGTTGTATCCCGCAGCATAGGCGCGATTCGGCTCTTTGAGAAGTCTATGGCCAT